AAGGAGACGATGGAGATGTGTACCTGATTCCGGTTAATGTGGTCCGTGTTCAATCCGGGGAGCTGAATCTGATTCCTGAAGTTCAGGCGTTGTCCATGAAGTTAAACGAGGCGGAAACCAAGTCGCTTCAATTAACGCAACTGTCTGGAACGTACCGGATGCAGTTGGCTCAGTTGGAATTTCTGAGAGGACAGGAAGCGCAGGAACGGACGTTTAAATCTAAGATCCGGCAACGCTTCTCACAAGAACAGAAAATGGTTTTATCATCCTTTGATGCGGAGTTTCACGGCAAGTCACTTGAACAGATTATGTCCATCGGTGAGATCACATTCAAAAATGAAGATGAAATGATTGTGACCTGCAAGGAATACGGGTTCACCGGTGGAATCCTGCAACCGTCAAACGTGAACGCATGGGAAGCGATAGAGAATCCAACGGTCAGGCTGGCACTGGCTACCGGGATAACTTTAGTCGCCGATGAACTGGATAAGGAAGCCACACTGTCAACTGAACAGATGGCGATTCGTGCCAACAAGATCGCAGGGGAGCGGGTGTTGCTGGTAACTAATGACGCGTATCAGGAGATCAACTTTCTGGTTGACCGTGGATTAAAGACCGGGGCATCCACTAACGAGATGCGAGATTCTATTCTGTCGAAATACGACGACTGGAAAGGATACCGGGCGGAACGGATAGCGAGAACCGAGACAGCTAATTCAGTCAATACCGGCAAGCAGTGGGGAGCTGAGAATATCTCGAAGGAGTATGGCATTAGACCGAAGAAGCAGTGGATCGCAGCTTTAATGAACACCAGGGATTCACACGTCACAGCCAACGGACAGAAGCGGGAATATGACAAGCCGTTTAATGTGGGAGGTCATGAAATGATGAACCCCGGACAGTATGGCGCACCGGCAGCTGAAACAGTCAACTGTCAATGCACCGTTACATATTCAGTTTTGAAGTAATCAAAAAGGAAAACATTATGGAATTTTTACAGCACATAGAGAAATCAGGAATGGCAGTTCGGGAAAAGGCTGTCAAGAAACCTGATACGAATGTTTGGTTTCGGGCATCCACTCCAGCGGTTGACCGCTACGGTGAGATCGTTATTTCAACTGGAATCAAGATGGAATCATATCTCAAGAATCCAGTCTTCGGCTGGGGGCATGGTGTCTATGGCGGGATAAAGGATAACTTTATCGGCAAGGTTGTTGATTATGAAGTATCCAGTGAAGCCCTTGATATTGAGGTTGAGTTTATACCGGATGCCGGAAAGAACCCAGGCGGTTCCGGTTATGGATACCTGGACATGGTAAAGGGTGGATTCCTGAATGCGGTATCTATCGGATTCAAGGGAATCATGGAACACGTTGAGGAATTAAAGGGACTTGGACCTGTCAGGATTTGGGATGAAACCGAATTGCTGGAAGTCTCCCTTGTAGGGATTCCAGCCAATCCTGAAGCTGTCAGGAAATCATTAGATTTAGGATTTGAACAGACGCTAGTAACCGACTTCACGAATACCCCGGCTCCATCTCAAGATGCAGACACCGCCGAGTTGATTCGTAAGGCGTTTATGGCTCATAAAATAAGAAACGGAATGAAACTTTAGAAAGTGAGAATATTATGGATGAAGTAACAAAAGCAATCAATGAAGGATTTGAAGGACTGAAACCTGAAATAGCCGAAACCATCGACGAAAAGACCGCCGAAAAGTTCGTTGGAATCACAGCCGAGATGAAAGGGATTCAGGGAAAACTTGATGAACTTTGCAACAAGGGCGAGTCCGCTTCCGCCGAACAGGTGAAGGATCTGGAAGCCAAACTGGCTGAAGCTGAAACCAAACAGGCTGACATTGAGGAACAGTTTAGGCTGATTAAGGTCGGCGGAGCGATGACACCTCAGACTAAGAAAGATCCTTTCAAGGGTATACTTTTCAAGGATCAGAAAGAACTGGCTCGTGCGTTGCGGGATGTTGCCTATGATGAAAACACCAAGTCGGTTTCGTCTACTCTGTTTGCAACCGCTGGAAGACTCCCGGCTGAAGCTGTGGATGGATTCTGGAAATCTGTCATAGATCAACAGGTAACTCTCAAGGCGATAACAAACCGGGCAATGATGGCTGGAACTGGTACGACTGATGAACTGACCGTCACTGCACGTTCAATGGTTGCGGCTACTGAAGGCTCAACCGTTTCCGATAATGCGGCAGTGAGTGCAAGACGACGGACAATCACCAATGTTGAAGTGGCTTGGGGATGTGATATCACCAAGACTTTCCTGGAAGACAACATCGAACGGGAAAATGCCGAGGCGACAATCATGGGTCAGATTGCTTTGCAGTTTGGTAATGATATTGCTGATCTCGGATGGAATGGTGATGACGACAGTTCCACAACCTTCCTGGCTATCAATGACGGCTGGCTGACACTTGCCGGAGCTGATACTTACGTCAATGACGTAACCAGTTATGACAGTGGCGCAACCGCTTCCGATGTACTTCTGGAGTGGCGGAAATCAATGCCGACCAAGTTCAGGAATATCCCTGACTTAACCTATTTCGTACCGTACAATTTCGCAGAAAATTATGCGGATGAAGTAGCCTCCAGGGCAACCGGTCTCGGTGATCAGGTTTTGATTAATGGTCTCCCGGCTCTTCGGTACTTCGGACATAGGATCATAGCCGATCCTTACCTGGCAAGCACTACCGGAATGTATACACCGGCATCGAATCTGTATCTCGCATACAGGCGTGCCATAACCGTTGATGCAACTTGGGTTCCGAGAACCCGTCTGGTTGAGATCACACTGACCGCTCGTAATGATTACGAGTATGCTTCAGGTCAGGCTATTGTGCTGGGAACTAATATTCCGAGTGATTTAACTTCCTAATCCCTAACGGGAATAGGTAACGTGTCCTCCTCACGGGGTGGGTGAAGTGCAAACCGATCCTGCTTCGTGGGGGGACCTAAGAGGTAATCCTCAGGAGGATTTATTTATCATGTCAAAAGTAGTTAGAGTAGTACATACCGGCGGTGGATCATTAACCTATCGATATCAGGGAAAGCCTCACACCCTGAGACAAGCAGGTGATCGGGGAAGCATGAGCGAGGATCTGTATAATCAGCACAGGGATAAGCTGATATTGGAATCTGATGAAGCATTCCTGAAGATCAGTCCTGATTATAAAGGGCAGCCGAAATCATTTGACCAGCCACGCCCTGTTAATCCGATAGCAAGACGACCATTGAGTAAACTGGCAGAGCGAGCGGTTGAACTTGTCGAACAGGACCAGGCGCAGATTGACGACGGGCTGGAAGCGTTACGGGCGAAGCTGGCTGAGTGTGAATCTCAGTGGATAGGCAAGTCAACCCCGGAAGAGTATCTGAAGCGGTACGGTAAGGACAATAAAAAGTCTAACCTTGCGGCTGAGATTATCAGGCTCAAGGGATTAATTGCCGAGGTGGAGGTTGGATAAACCATGTCATTTATAACAGCATCAGAGGTAGCGAGTTATTCAGGGTTAGCATCCACGTCAATCACACTTCAGCAAATCGACACAGCTGAAGCGTTGGTTGCCTCATACCTGGGATGTGAGACGCTGGAAGAGACCGCTCACACTGATACCATTTACAAGGGGTGCATCAGTCCACGGCTAATTCTGGAACATGGCCCGGTTGCTTCTATCTCAAGCGTGACCAGTGTATCCATAAGCGGAACCGCTGTAACCATGAGCCTGTTATATCTGAAAGGCTACTGGACGCTGTTCTATCCAAGTTCAGCCTTTGGCGATGGCGTTAAAATTGTCGTGGTTTATAATTCAGGCTGGGATGCTGACAGCTCCACCGGATTACCAACCAATAACAGCAAGGCGATAATGATTACCACGGCGGCAGTATCCCAGAATCCAACCGCTCAGTTTAAGTCTGAAAGCATCGGTGATTACTCCTACACAATGGCAGACGGTCAGGCGGTGGATAGATCCGGCGTTCCTGATTCGGCAAAGGTTCT